AAGTCATGATTTCCCAAACCATCACCACCGCAGAATTATCTGACCTGCTCGACATCACCGCAGCCCGGATCAGCCAACTCTGTAGCGATGGAATTTTGAGTCGTGTTGGACGAAACCAATTCGACCTGATCGCTGCAGTTCGTGGTTATGTGGGATTCCTGCAAAAGAACAAGGTCGATGGTGCGCGGAATATCGAGCGCACCGATGCGGTCGGTGATGCGCAGGAATTGGAGGAACTTGTTCGACAGGTGAAGTCGGCTCGGACATACAACGATGCTCGGACTCTGAAGGTGCAGATCGATGCGCTGCGGTCTGGCTATGCTTTGGAGGTTGAGCAGAACAGATATTGCAGCATCGCCCAGATCGAGGATGGCATGGACGGCATCGCCTCGGTGGTGCGAAATGCGATCAAGCGACTTGAAGCGGATTTGCCACCGATGCTGGAAGGTCTGGATGCGTCATCGATGCGCGGGATCATTTCGGAAAAGGTCGCTGCGGTGATCCAGATCATTTACGATGAAGGCGAAAGACTCAAAGCACCAGCACAGGTTGAGGATTAAGGTTGCGTTTTTCCGCAACTTTCGACCTCCATCCGACCTGTTGCCGAGCGCATGGGCATCGAATCGCGTGGTGATCGCTGATGGTCTGACCCCTCGGTATGATGTGGCGAATGCACCTTGGCAGCGTGGGCCTATGGATGCCATCGCTGATCCTACCATCAAAGAGGTTGTTTATCTTGCGCCGATCGGCACAGGCAAAACGACATTCATGGAGGCGGGGTTGAGCTACATCATCAGCGAAGATCCGGGGCCGACCCTGCTGGTGGGGCAGACTGATGATGACCTGAAAGACTGGGCCGAGACTCGCATGGATTATGCGATCCAGAACACCCCAGAGGTAGCTGCGTTGCTGCCGAAAGACAGGCATAAGAAACGGAAAATGGAGATTCTTTTTCCGTCAATGTCGTTGTTCATGACTGGTGCGAACTTGTCTGGTTTGCAGTCGAAATCAATGCGCCGAGTATTTTGCGATGAAGCGTGGCAATACAGACCCGGAATGCTGAATGAGGCGCGGGGTCGATTGCACGACAGATGGAATCGGCAGTTCTTCATTCTGTCACAGGCGGGTGTTGCTGGTGATGAACTCGACAAGGCATGGAAGAACACCGATCAGAGGGAATTCAGTTTCACCTGCCCCGGCTGCGGGTCGATGCAACCTTGGATGTGGTCGAATGTCGTGTTCTCGGATGATGAGAATCTGGACAATCTGACCCGCGCAAAGTCGGCTCATTTGAAGTGCGTGAATACCGATTGCGATTGGGTCTGCCCCGATTCCCCGCAGCCGCGCAGGGCATTGGCAGAGTCGGCTGAATATGTGCCGAGCGCAACCGGGTTGCCGGGTCACGCTGGGTTTCACTACAATGTGCTGTGCAACTGGCGCAAACCATTGTGGGAATTGGTGCTGCAATGGCTTGAGGCGAAGGCAGCGATCAAACAAGGGAATGTCGACCCTCTGCGGCAGTTCATCCAGAAGCGTCTAGCAGAAGCGTGGGAAGAAGATTTGACTGATAACCGAGAGGCATTGGTCGGTGATGGGTATTTAGTTTCGGAATATGCCGATGGGAAATTGATTGAGGATGAGGCGCACCGATTCCTTACCGTTGACAAACAACGCGATCACTTTTGGGCGGGTGTCCGGGCATGGAAGGCGAATGGGGAATCGATGCAGCTATGGTATGGCAGGGTCGAAACCTTTGATGCGGTGCATGACATTGCCCTGCGCTATAAGATCAAACCGCAATGCGTTTTCGTTGATGCCCAATACGACACCGATCAGGTTTATTCTGCCTGCGCCCGGATGAACTGGACTGCCCTGCATGGATCGGGGCAGAAGTCATTCGCGTTCAAGAAGCAGAATGGTGATGTTGTCCACAGGGCATTCACCAGATTCCAAGAGGCTGCGGCATCTGGCGGGGGTCGTGCGCGTTACGCTCATTGGGCATCGGATCGGATCAAAGACATCCTGCATTCGCACCGAACTGGGAAAGCGGCAGCATGGCAGATTCCAGATGATGCCTCGCAGGATTTCCTTAAGCAGATTGACTCCGAAGTCAAACGCGAGGTGACCAATAGCAAAACCAAGCAGGTCGAATATCGATGGGTTCGGACGCGAAACAATAACCATGCGTGGGATGTCGAGGCGATGCAGATTGTCGCGGCATTGATGTTGCGCCTGATCCCCGGATTCGATGTTTGACATTTCGGCACAATAGATGGCGGCGAATCCTAAAGATGTTGCGAAAAATTTATTTTACTACGCGCAGGGCAACCCCCAGCGGATCGCATCGATACGGGCAGCATTTGACGCATCGGTCGCCGGTGCATTGACAAAAGGTGGTTTGGATTCGATTACGAGTGCCACAAAGAACTCGGTCACAATGCAAAAGATGGTCGGGCTGAATGAGTCTGATCGCCAGAATGCGCTACGCTGGGCCTTGGATTATTTGAGCAATGGATTTGTGCCGTCACAATCTCGGTCGCTTGGTCGATTTTAACATACAAAAAAATGGCAATACTCGATCAATTCGGCAGGCAGGTTAGTTACAAAGCGGCAAGGGCAGCGCAGGAAACTCGTTATCGCCCATGGGAGCCTACCGAGAAAAAGGACATCAGCGATCTGGTTCCATCGGTCGATCGCGTGACCCTGCAATCTCATGCCCGAAGGATATATCTGAATTTCGGCCCGATCAAAAATGCGATCAACCAGCGTGGAATGTATGCGGTTGGTCGAGCATTCGTCCCGATTTACAAAGGACTGGATGATGTATTCGGTGCCGCAGCGACCAATTTCTTGACCGATGTATTCTACCGCATCGGTGATTCCCGAGGTGGCATGCACGACCTCAAAACCAACCTGTTCGGATGGTCGACCTCGATCGACATCGATGGGGAAATTTTCATCCTTCTTACAGAAACCGCAACTGGATTCCCGCAATACCAAGGCATCCCGAGTCATCGCATTGCAACACCGAAAGGATTCAGCGATGGCAAACAATACCGTGGCGGGACGCTTCAAGACGGCATCATCTATTTTGCAAGTGGTGAAGCAAAGGAATACGCATTCTGTGATAAGTCAGGCGCACTCGACCAGTGGTTGCCGGCGCAAAATGTCATTCACCTGTTCGATCCCGAGTGGCAGTATCAAAGTCGCGGACTGACTGCGTTGACGCATTGCATCAACGACTGCCGTGATATGATCCAATCGACCGAGTGGGAAAGGTTGGCAATGCTTCAGATGTCATCGATCTCACTGGTCGAATACAACGACACTGGCGGCCCAGACCATGATGACCCATATAATGCGCTGATAGGTAGCACCGAATCAACCAAGGGCATGACGGTCGAGAGTCTGGATGGTGGCACCGTTCGGTATTTCCGTAGCAACTCGGGTGGCAAGATTGAGACTCTGGTCAACAATCGTCCGGGCAATCCATTTCTTGATTTCCACAATCGACTGCTCAAATCGGCATTTGCCGGTCTGAATTGGCCGATGGCATTCTACGATGGTCACGCATCTGGTGGTGGCACCGCTCAACGCACCGAGATTGCAATGGCGCAACGATCGATCGAGGATCGTCAGGATCTGCTGTTTTACGCTGCCCGTCGAATCATCGGATATGCGATCAGCAAGATGCAGAAACGAGGCGATTTGCCTGCTGCCGTGGACTGGTATAACTGGGATTTTTCGACCCCGCCGAAACTCACGATCGATGATGGTCGCATCACCAAGGAATTGGAATCACTTTGGAAGATGGGCGCGGCAAACCTCCGAGACATCGTTTCGATGCGCGGCAAGACCCTCGAATCGCATTACCAAGAACGAGCGCAGGAAGTTGCGCTACGGAAACTCGCGGCCCGAGACGCATCAGATCTGTATGGTGTCGATATTGACGACCGTGAAATGTCGATGCTCACGCCGAACGAGATGGCATCGAACAATGGAAACTCAAGCAGGTCATCGAATGACGATGATGAAGATTCAGATGATGATTTAGACAATGGCAGTCGACCTCAAACCAACTGAAGCTATGGCATCCGAGGCATCGCTCGGACTGCGGTGGCGGCGGGAATTTAACCGGGGAGGCACCGGGGTCGGTGTTGCTCGGGCAAGGGATATTTCGAACCGCACCAATCTTTCCGAGGATACCGTGCGCCGAATGGTTTCATATTTTGCCCGGCATGAGATCGATAAACAAGGCGAAGGATTTAGCCCCGGCGAGGATGGGTATCCATCTGCTGGTCGCATTGCATGGGCATTGTGGGGAGGTGATCCGGGGCAATCATGGGCGAATGCAAAAGCCAGACAACTTGACAACGAACGAACTAACGACATGGAAATTCACATCGAAAACCGAGCCGGTAAGGTAAAACTCAACTCCGGCGTTTACAAGGAGAGTGCTGATAAGCTCATCGATGACCTAGACAAACTCTATGGGCCTGCTGCGGTGGTCGCCCAGATGTGCATCGGTGAGGTGGTATGCTCTGCCGACGATGCCTTGGAATCTGTCGAGGTTGAAATCAACTCGCCCGGCGGGTCAGTTTTTGAAGGTCAACGGATTTTCAATGCGCTGCGCTCGATGTCGGCCCGAGGAGTCGAGGTTATTGCGACCGTCAATGGTCTGGCAGCATCGATGGGCAGCGTGATCTTGATGGCAGGCGACAAGCGTAGGATGACTGCCGGCAGCCGCATTATGATCCATGAGGCATCGACCATTGCGGTCGGTGATTCTCGATCCCTACGCAAACAATCAGATTTGCTGGAAGGCATCAGCGCAGAGATTGCCGGTATTTATGCCGAGCGGACTGGCGGCGATGAAAAGGAAATCCGCAAGATGATGTATGCCGAGACTTGGATGACCGCAGAAGAGGCAAAGGCAAATGGATTTGTCGATGTTATCCTCAAGGACGGCAAGGAAAAGGAAGAAGAAGAATTTGACAACACAACTAATGGCATGACTGGAATCCTCGCAAAATTGTTCCCGGGCAACGATGAAGCTGCAAAAATCGAAGCAGCGATCCTCGAAAATGACACCCTCCGGGCTGAACTCGAAAAAGCCACCCAGAAAGTCGATGAATTGACTGGTCTGGTTGAGGTGAACGCACAACTTCAAAGCGATCTGGCAGCAGCACAATCTGCTGTTGCTGAATTTGAAGCAAAGGCAATCGCTGATTCCGAAACCATCAAGGAATTGAAAGAGGCAACCGAGGTTTCTGAAGAGAAGGTTTCTGCCAAGGCATCCGAGCTTCTCGCTGCCACCGGCCACCCTGCTCCACTTGCTCTTGCCGCTGACAACAACGAGGCACCCCCGAGCCACCTTGCTGTCATGGCAAAACTCTCACCTGCTGACGCTGCCGAATATTTCGCCGCTCAC